TAAATGCTGTGACACTAACATCAAATGGACTACCTGTGTTACTGCTATATGTATGTGTAGGTGTACTATCTGTAAGGTTACTATCAGTTGTACCATCACCCCAGTTGACTGTATATCTATTTGGATTGCCGTCTGCAGTAATAGTAAGTGTTGCTGCTGAACCTGCGCCGCCCGCTGTGATGTCACTGCTAAATGCAACGTTACTTACTGCAGTATTATTAAGAACATTTTGTAAACTTTCATTAATGCTGTCAATAGCGTCAGTTACTTTAGTGGCAGTAGTAAAACCTTTAAACATTGAATCTGTTGTTAAACTACCATCTGTAGGCGTTGCTAAATTAACAGTCATTCCAGTTGATCCTGCACCACCATCAACATATGCTTTGATACTTTGTTGTGTTGCTAATGCAGTTGCACTATTACTACTTAAATCATCTTCATCAAGTATAGCAGTAACAGTTGCGCCTGTTGGCAGTTTAAGTCCAGAGATAAGTTCAATAACGCCTGTGCCGTTTGCGTCTAACTGTAAGTTTGCGTTGCTTTCATTACTTTCTAATTTGTTTCCAGTAATTTTTATTTGATCTAGTGTTTGCGCTCCACTCACAGTGATATCACCAGTAATGCTAACATTACCGACTACATCTAAACTTGTTGTTGGACTTGCTGTGCCTATACCAACACGATTGTTGGAATAATCTATTAGTAGAGTGTTAGTGTCAAACGCTAGATTGCTATCGCGTTCTAAATTTGCTTTGAGAGCCTTGCCCCCAATACGACTTATAGCCATACCTACACTCCGCTATCCTACGATCACCTACTAACATCCGAGGTGACAGGGTTTGTTAAGTGTATTTATCCTATGTTGAAGTGTTACTGTCTAAGCCGTGTATTACAGTGATAGTTTCTGCATTTGCAGGAGGACTTGTAAATGTAAGAGTTGTACCACTAAGTGCATATGCACTTGCTGGATTTTGAAAAACATTGCCTACTGCAACAATAATTCGTTGTGCTTGATTGCTTGTGACACTTGTACTCAATGTGAATGCTGTAGTTGATCCATCTCCAGTAAAACTATCCTGTGTCATTGTGCTAACACCTTGAAAGTTTACTGACTTGAACACAGTTCCATTGAAATATTCAAGCAAGTTATTGTCGGTATTATATCTAAATTCACCTGCTTTAACATCTGTAGGTCTTCTTGCAGTGCTGCCTTTCGGTACAGAAAATGCTGCTTCTTTGTGTTTTAAAGCACGACCGCCATCATTGCTGTCTCTTTGTTTTGCGAATCCAGCCATTAGATACTCACCGCACTTACCGTTGCATATATACTTGACGCTGCAGTTGCTGACGCTTGTATCGTGTCACCGTTTGCTAGTACAAGTTTTTCTGTGTTCACAACATAAGTATCACCGCCGTTTACTGTAATTGCTTTTACTATAACATTTGTAGCAGCCGCACTTGCGCCACTCTTTACAACATGTATTGTTAAGTCTCTTGCACTTGCATTGTCGTTCATAAAGAACAATGCAGTTGTTGCCATGTTGTTAACTGATGTAAAAACTGTTGTTGCGCTTGTTCCTACTGCGGTTTGGGTGATAGCCATTTGTTAGTTCCTTTAAAAAATTAATCCATATACGATGGCTTTTGATTTGCTTACTAGTTCGTCACTAGTTGTTCCATCTACAAAATATATTCCTGATCCACCGCCACCTGCAGTGCCAGCATACAACATTGTTGCATTAGCAACTGCACTTGGTGCGCTTTGATCATTTAATCTAATTGCACTGTTAATCACTAAATTACCAGTACCTGCAGGATCTATGTTGATATCTTGGTTTGTATTAGCACTTATAATATTAAATCCATTAATGTCTAAGTTGCCGCCTAGTTGTGGTGATGTGTCGTCGACGACTACAGTAGCACCACTAGAACTTGTTACCATTAAATTAGTATAACTACTGCCACCATCTGTACTTACTTTAAACTTATCATCAGATTCATCAAACACAAATTGTGCATTTGCTACACTACCACGTTCAATTTCTATACCAGATTTTCCACTGCCTCCAGCGACACCTGCACCTGATTCACCGCTATTGTAAACAACGATATTATCTTTAACTGCAGTATTAGTAGTTGATACAGTTGTAGTTGTACCACTAATAGTTAAGTTGCCAGTAACAGTTAATGTACTGTCGATAGTAGTACCACCGCTTGCAGCGATTGTATATGTTCCACCAATTCTTTTAGTTTGACTCATTGTATAAATTCCTGCTTATAGATTATTTATCACTTGTGAGAACTCTGTCAAATACATAGTGCTGAAGTTATCTTGCTTCAACCAACTTTCGCAAGTGAACTCATGCAGTGGATTTACATGTACTATATGCTTGTTTGGAAATTGTAAGAGTAACGTTTTTATTTGTGTCTCCCAACTCCCCCAATATGTTGGTTTGCTGTCTTTGCTTTTATAGTGCGGTGTTCCAGCATATATATTGTTTATAAAATTGTGCTGACCTTTAAGATCAAATCCAATAAGAAAAATATGTGTTGCATCAGACAAACAAGCAAGCCCGCATGCAGCAGGGCCACTACTAAAATTGTGTATACTTAGGGGAAGTGTTCTGGCACCGCTATATTCTAACACATACTGACTGCGTGTGTAGTGTGGACGCTGTTTGCTATATCCACTAATTTGTATTTCTTCTGACATGCCACGATCTGTGCTAACTAGCACACTTGGCTCAAACTCTTGATATATTCTGTTACATCCATAGACTTGCCCTCGCTTGAGTAAATCTTCTGGAATTACCTCTAAACGTGTTACGCCATTTCCTAGTATAAATGCAAATTCAATCATGTCAATAAAAAAGGTTACAGTTTATTATAACTGTAACCCTTAGATTAGTCAAGTAACTAACTAGTCTTATGCATCTTCTGTGAAATCATCATCATCTGTACCAGATAATGTGTTATCATCGCCTGCTTCTTCCATGCGTACAACGCCTGCTGAAGCCGCTGAGCCCATTTGATATGCAATAGATAGTCCATCTAATGCGTTAGATCCTGTTGCACTTGGCTTTAGGATAGTAACTTTACGTCCAGCAATCTTTGATACTGTGTAAGTTTCTGCATCGTTACCTGAAACTGAAATTGACATTTGTCCTGAAGTTAGAGCTGCTGGTAGTTTACCAGTAGTTAGTGTGCAATCAAAAGTGCCTGCTGTTTCAATTTCCTCAACACGGAACTTTTTAGATCCTAGTTGCTTTACAATATAACCTTCTTTAACGGCTGAGCCATTATGAAAGTTTACTTTAATTTCCGATCCGGCTGCTGTAGGTCCTGTGCCTGCTACACCAAAAAATCTTTTATTAATCGGTCTTCCCATTTGTTTTCTCCTTTGACGTTCTAAGCCTACGGGGTTGGTGCCCCATAAATCAGTCTTTGCTGATACTGTATTTAACAAAAAACAGGGACCTAAGTCCCTGTTTCTGTATTCCTATTCTATAAGTTAGACTTATGAGAATGAGATGTTTGACATTGCAACTTCACCAACGTAGTCGCCTGCGTTACCTAGTGAACTTGCTGTGTTTGATAGCTCAACGTAGCCATAACGTGTCATGAATGATACGACTGGCTCGAATGTGCCTGGATCAAGCACTGTGCCACTTGACATTAGCGGAACGTATGGGCAATAGAATGCTGCCGCATCTGTTTCACTTGAGCCTTTGTAGCCAACAAGTACTGCTGTGCTGTCTGCTGCATATGAATCCACATAAATGCGCATTGCGCCGTTAAGTGTACCTACAAACTTAGTGTTTGTTGGTGCTTCAAATGTGCCTTCTGTTGTACGAGCAAATGCACTTGTTGATGCACTCTGAAGCACTGTTAGTGACTCAGGTGATACAACTGCAAAGTTACCTGCACCGCGACGTGTGCGCTGTGCAATCTTGTTTGCTGTGCGGTTGATTAGAACTGCAAGTGCTGCATGCTCGTCACCAACGTATGTTGCTGTACCAGAAACTGCTGCTTGGTTGAATGTTTCTTCAGTAGCGGCTAGCGAACGTAGTGATGCTAGTACTTCCTGATCAATTTCTGCAGTGATTTCTTGTGCAAGTGCTGCCATGATTTCAGCCTCGACATCAATGCCGTGCATTGACTGTGCGTCTTGAGCTGCTTCAAATGTCCAGCGTGCCTGCAACTTACGAGTTTTTGCTTCAACTGCTTGCTTTAGGATCTGGATTGACAATGCACGACCGCCTGTACCTTCTTTAGATGCTGTGCTGTCTGCTCTACCTGTTGTAAGTGAACCAGAATATGCGTTAGCAATCTTAAATGGTGATAGTGCTTCGTCACCTGCTGTTGTGTCTGTGTTAGTTGCTGATGTGTCGTTTGTTGTTTCAGCATAACGTACACGAAGTGTATGAATCTGACCAACTGGACCTTGCATCGGCTGTACACCAACGATTTCGTTAGCAATAACTGTAGGCATAACACGACGGATAACTGGTAGAATAACACGGTTTAGTGTTGCTACGTTACCTGCTGCTGATGCACCTGCTGTTGCTGCCTCTTTCAAGTATTTGCGTGTGTTCTCTAGAACTACACCCATGCTGTTACGGCGATTACCTTCTAAACCTTCAAGAAGTGCTTCTTTGGTATCGTCCCAACGGCTTTCTAATAGTACGTCTGACATTTAAGTCTCCTCTGTTGTACTTTATTTTAAGCCAGCAAGTTTGCGGATGTCAACGATGTTATCGTTTCCTTCTTCAACCTGGACTGTTTTTTGTTCTTTATTACCTGTCACTTCTGTGCGGCTTTCAACGATGGTTTCTTTTTTAGATTCCTTAATCATTGATTTACCGTCCAGTACTGCTGGCAAGTAACGGTCGAAAGCAGTCTGCAACTTAGCAGTCTGTACGCTTTCTAGTAGGTCAGTCATAATCGCTGCCTTATCTTTGTTAAGTGGCTTAAGAAGTGTGTTTAGTGTTTCTTTACGCTCTACACCTTCATTAATCAAAGCAATTTCTTGCTCCTTGCTCTCAACGATCTTTGATTTTTCTTCAAGACTTTCATTGATTTGTGCAACTTCTTCAGTAGCCGCTTGGACCGCTGCTTCAAGTTCCTTAATCTTTTGATTTTCATTTAAATGACTTGATGAAAATTCTGTAGCAAAAGTTTCGAAGATTTTACGTCCGAAAGTATTCTCTTTTGCGATTTGAATATCTTCTTTAAGTTGATTCATTTCACCTTTTAGATAGCCGGTTACTGCTTCATTAACAGCCTGACTTGTGTGCTTTACAAACTTCTCTTTGAGGTTTGTAAACTGCTCACGAGCTTCTTTAACCAATCTAACTTTAGTTTCAACAACATCTTGACGATCCTTTTGGAAGTCTGAAATTTCTTCAGAAAGTTGACTAGTAACAAACTCTTCGAGTTTACCTACTAATGCTTGCTGTTCTGCTCTTTCTGACTTCAGTTCCTTGATTTCTTCACTAAGTGTTTTGACTAAAAATTGGTCAAATGTGCCGCTTGCTTCTTGCATTCTTGCAACAAACTTAGCACGGTCTTCAGTTATTGCTTTACGCTCTTCAGCGATCTGCTCTAGCTCTGAGGTAAGACCTTCTGTAACCATACGATCTAAGGCTTCAACCATAGTAGATTTATCATGCTCATAGCGTTGTGCAAACTCCTCGCGAAGTTCTGCAGTAACCTGTGTACGAGTTTCGTTCATCTTTGCTTCCCATTGTTCAGCAATAGCAGAGCGAGTTTCCTCATTCACAAGGTCGCTATCCAAAAGTGGTTTGATAGCATCTAGCATTTTGATCTCCTAGATCTTTAAGTCCCTGATAAGTCGAGTCATCTCTTCTCTCAGGTATTTTTGTACTCGAGCATCGCCGTTCGCTTCACGAGCCATCTCTAGTACTTTATGCCCCCCACGCATATTAAGTAGTCCTTCGTAAATCGCTACTGGATATGCATTCGGTGCACTGGGTTGTGCCACAACGTCAACTGTGACAATTTCAAAATCAGCAACTTGACCAGAAGATTCGTTAACGTTTCCACTGCCTCTGCTACTAACTCCTAAATTTACTCCACCTTGAATCATTGTTTTCACAAGTTGACCCATTGGTGTTTCAAGAATCTTTAGTTTACCATACCCATTAGGTCCATCCATCCACATACTTTCAATCATATGTGATACTCGATCAAGGTTAATTTTGAGATCATCTGGATGGTCAACTTCACCTAAAACGCTTTGTCCGCTTTTTAGTTGCTCGTTGATGGTACTGACTGCATTAGTAATTTCAGAGACAGGGTAAACACGCTTGTTTGCGTTCTCTACCCCGCCCTGGATACAAATGCCTTTCATGTAGAGATCCTTGCCGCCATCAGACTTTTCAGTTGCTTCATAAACAACCTGCGCTTCTTTAAACGTTAGGTTTTCTCTCAAGTACAACATAGAAATTATGCTTTACTCATTGTTGCGCCACGTGTGTCTGACGCATCTGTTTGTACTGTTGATTTTGGTGTTGCACTGCCTTTTTCTTCGCCTGTTGGATCGACTGGCTTGCCGCCGCCACCAAGGTCATTACTGCCAGCAACTGGACCTGTTGATCCATCACCTTCTTCACTAGTTACTGGTGCAGGAGCCTTTTCCGTATATTCACGGACCATTTCATCAGTTTCCTCTACTTCTTCAGGTTCAACTGCTTCCATTTCTTCCTCTTCTTCACCTTCTTCGTCGCCCATGTCCATGTCCATTTCTGGCTCCATGTCCATTGCGTCGTCGTCAGCAGCATCGTCTGCACCCATTAGTGCTTCAAATTCTGCTTTCAATTCGTCTAGTGCATCTTCTAGGTCTACAACACGGTCTTCCATATCTTCGTCCGCATCGTCTGCTTCCATTGATAGACCTTCTTCATCGGCTTCGATGTCGTCAATCATATCGTCAGCAGCATCGCCACCTAGTTCTGCTTCGTCAAAATCTGACTCTTCAATTTCTTCTTCACTTTCTTCTACTGCATCTTCTTCTACTTCTGCAGTTTCTTCAACTTGATCCTCATCTGTGAGACCCTCATAGATGTCACGTGATTTTTCAACCACGATCTCATGGAACAAATCTTTTGCGCCCTGCTCATCTTCTGCGATAAACAGTTCAATCAATTGCTCAAATTTGTTTGTCATTTGTATAACTCCTATATTCATAAGGCATTTGTAGTTTTATTTAGTAATAAGGAGTTTTAAAGGATAAAATGCGTACTTTTTGAACCAAAAAGTAGACTATAGGATTTTTTGGGAATTATGCTGCTGGTGCAGGTGTAAATTGACGTCTAATTTCTTTAATTGACTCTTGGTATTCTGCTGCTTTTAGATCAGCAAGTTTACGAAGTTTGCTTAACTGTTCTAGTGTAAGACGTGTTTTGCGGGTATCAGTTTTCATAGCAGCACTGCTATCTTGATATTCTGGCTCGTCTTTATCCTCAGCGTGTGCTTCAATAGGAGACCCATTACCTACTTCTCGTGTAGGAATATCAGGATTTTTACTAAACATATCAACTTTTGCTGATACTTGTGTAAATGCTGGTGCGTCTAATTCAAATAATAACATGCAATTATTTATCCTATCCACGCCTGCGTGTTCTAACTCTAGGATACATTAATCCACTTGCAGGACGACTATTTACGTCTTTGTTGTATGTGTTGAAAGCCATATTACCTGATGTTTGCCTGTGATTCTTCCATAGTGTTATTCTATCAATGTTGCTACCGTCAAGTGTAACTCTTGTAGCAGTGTCAGTGCTTAAAACATCAGTTGTTGGCGCACTGCTTTTGTATGGATGATCTGAAGGCAAACTTCCTTCTTGTGCCCACTTGTGAGCAAGGTATCCTTCCATACGTTCTACATCACTCACGTCTGTGCCACCAAGTCCTGGCATACCAGCAAAACTTACAAACTCTGCCATTCGACCGCCCATTCTCACGCTGGCTCTGTTTCTAAAAAATCGCAAATCTAAGTTGGTGTTTAGACTATTGTCGTAGTCGTTAACGGGAGTGAATTTGTTGGCTCCGTTTACTCTTAAGGCAATCTGATTGCCTGTTTTGTTGAATATAGCACATATGATAACCCAAGTGTGCTGTGCTATGCCTGAATCAAAGTCCTGTTTATCGCCTATTGTTGACGATATCCTGTTTGAACTAAGTCCGTCTAAATCCAACTCACCGTCAAATGCACTTGAGTTACTAGCACTTACACTATAGTCTCTTTTACTACTTGCCGATACAGTATTGTTTTCTACACTCCAAAAACTATCTCGTGTGTTGTTCACAGTATTCCACTGGAACAGTCCAATGGCCCAGTGATTACCTAAACTGTCAACTTGAGCAAATTCGTCAGTTGTAAAATCTTCATCTGGAACAAATGTAAAAACATTCTTACCATCAAGTGTGTTAGTTACATTAGGGTTGCCGTTTACTGTGACTGTGGCATTGCCTGCTTTGTCAGTAATAGCAGTTACATTTAATCCACTTTCAGTATAACTACTGGTATCTGAAGCATCAAACCAAGCGGCTGTAGATCCACTTACTTCTGTTGGTGACCAGGCTGTGCTAGTGTCCCCTGTGTCCGCCATCAATCCTGTGACGGCATTGTTTTGTAAATATGTTCTTGCTTGTGCCTGTGTCAGTGTGGGATATACTTCTGCTAAACAAGCCAGCAAACCTGCTACATAAGGTGAGGCATAACTTGTGCCGTTTTGCGATCCCATTGTATCATGTTTTGGTGTATTGCTTTCCTGTCCGTAATAGGGATTACCAAAGGCAATTTCACTTTTTTCCATTGCACCCATTACACGCTCACCTGCGGCATATACATCTATGCCCGGTCCCCAGTTACTAAAGTCTGCTTTACCTTGATCTATGCGGTCACTCAATGCGCCTACGTTTATTGCTCCGTTGAATGAGAAATTGTCGCCACGCATATAATAATCTCTAAATGGATAGTAGCCACTAAAGAAATAATTTCTATT